AAATATGGCAGGACCAGGAAAGAGGGGAAGGAAAGCAATCGATATCCCCGTCGAAAAGGTCGAAGCGTTGGCCGCCCAAGGGATGACGGATGAGCAAATATGCCATATCATTGGGGTAAGCCACGAAACATTCTACAAAAGACAGCGCGAAAACCCTGAATTGGTGGAGGCTGTAAAAAGAGGGAAGGCCAAAGGTATTGCAACTATTGCGAATGTAATTTTCGAGAAGGCCAAAAACGGCGACTTCGCCAGCGCCGCCTTCTTCCTCGAGCGCCGTTGCGGATGGACGCGAAAAGAGACTTTGCAGCACCAGGGGGATGAAGATCAACCACTGGTGATCGTCATTAAAGAAAAGGCAGATAAGGGGAAATAGGGAAATGGCGGTAATTGCGGGCTCCGGATTCAAAACGAGAATCGAGCTGACCCACGAACAGGGCCAGATTTTCCTGCACCCCGCCAGATGGAAGTGTGTCATTGCCGGCCGTCGCTTCGGAAAGTCCTTTCTGGCCGCCACCTGGCTCCTGGACGCGGCCCTCTCGGCCAAAGACCTGTTATGTTACTATGTCGCGCCAACCTACCGCCAGGCGAAGGAAATCGCCTGGATAACGCTCAAAAGACTCCTGCCCATGAGTTATGTCAATGCCATCAATGAGTCAGAGCTATCAATCACCTTCAAGAATGAATCAAGAATCAAGCTAAAAGGCGCTGAAACCTACGATAGTCTCCGCGGCGTAGGTATCGACCGCCTGGTGATGGACGAATTCGCTGACATTGCCGAAGAGGCGTGGACTGAAGTCCTCCGGCCGGCGATGGCGGACCGGCAGGGCCACGCCCTTTTCATCGGCACCCCGAAAGGGTATAACTGGGCGAAAAAGCTCTACGATTACGCCCGGTCCGACCCTGCGTGGGCCACATGGCATTACACCTCCGAGGAGGGGGGATGGGTCAAGCCGGAGGAGTTGGATACCATCAGAACCCAGATCGGTGCTGTCATGTTCCGCCAGGAGCATCTGGCGGAATTTGTCGACTTGACCACTAACATCTTCCGGCGGGAGTGGTGGAGATATTACCAGGAGACGCCCATCACCTACGGCTGTATCCAAAGCTGGGACACGGCCTATAAGAGGGGCGCCGAGGCCGATTACAGCGTTTGCACCACCTGGGGCTTAACCAAAACCGCCTATGTTTTACTTGACGTGTGGCGGGGGCAGGTGGAATTCCCGGAACTGAAGCGCCATGTCCAGGCGCTGTATGCCAAATACAAGCCCTATGCCGTGATTGTCGAGGACAAGGCCAGCGGTCAAAGTCTGATCCAGGAACTCCAGCGAGAGACCGCTATGCCGATCTTCCCGACCAAGGTCGACTCGGACAAGATTACCCGGGCCAACGCCGTCACCCCCATGATCGAGGCCGGCCGAGTGCTCTTACCGGCGGAGGCTCCGTGGCTGGCGGACTTCGTGGAGGAAATGACGGCATTCCCCTCGGGGGAGCATGACGATATCGTGGACAGCGTCGCCCACGGCCTCAATTATTTGCGATCCTCAGCTATCGGGCCGCCGGAGGAGAGAGTCCTAAAACCCCTGGCGGATATTATGATCGACGCCATCGAGCGCCCCCCGGAGCCGACCTACACAGACCTGGTCTGGGGACAGGCGAAATCGGATGCCTTCTGGGAGGGAGAGCATCAAGCCCGGGAGATGATCTATGACATACGCTGAAATCATCACAGCCCTGGCCATTGTCCTCGCCGCAGCCGGTCTGTTTCTGGCCCTGGTAGGGGCTGGATTCTACATGGGGCGCAAGACCGTCATCCCCTACTCGGAGCGGCGGGATAAGGTCTTCGACCCCGGGGAGCCGGGGAAGATAGAGTACGACCCATACGCTGAAGCCATGATGGACAGCCGGGACATAAAGGATCTGAAATAAGGAGGTAACGACGGTGGCGAAGAAAGGCGGCTGCGGCAGCAAAGGAAAAGGCGGCAAGGGCAAATGACAGGCAAGACTTTGAGCGTTTACTGTGAGGTCTGCGGCGAGAAGATCGCCACGGCGGACATGCACACTCTGCAGATCCCCCTGAAGGGTAGCCATTTCCTATCGCCTGACGCGTGGCATGGCTACCCTCCCCCCTTTGAGCCGGGCGCGACATGGGAGGAGATGCGGTGTCCCTATTGCCGGCGCCGGCCCTTCTTGTCGGAGACGGCGGTGAAGACGGCGGCCGGAATATACGAATTGCCAAAACTGACGGAAAAAAAGGAGGTGGCGGAAGAAGGTGAAGCCCAAGACGGCGAAGAAGGCGGCCAAGAAGAAGCTGGCCAAAGAGCAGAAGGCGGCGAAAAAGAAAAAATAGTCTGCCCCAAGTGCGGCAAGGAATGCGTCAACAGGGGATCGCTCATGGGCCACATACGATGGCGGCATCGGACGGCAGAGACGGCAGGTGCAGGTAGGTAAGAGATATGGCAGGGACAGATGAAAACGTCGTGACATTGGAACAGACGAAAAGAAAGACCGCAACGGCAGCGTCCACCGACGAACTGTTGCCAGCGGAGGGCAAGGGCGAGAAGATCGCAGTACGGGTCTTTGAAATCCTCAAGGAAATCCTCGACGATAAAGACGCCAGGGGCCTGCCCAAGAGATGGAATCGCAACTACGAGCTGAAGCGGGGCAAGCATTGGAGGAATGCCTCCGGCACAACCTTGCCGCTCGTAACGGCGAATCTACTCCATGTCAATCGCCTCCGCACCATCAATGTGTTGACCGACAACAACCCCACCTTCAACGTCGCCCGCCTGGGGGACACGGAGCAATACGACGAGCAGGCCTTCGACAACATCCAAAGATGTGCGGACTATTGGTGGAACGAGCAGGAGCAGCAGGACGTCCTCGAGTCCAGCGTCAACAACGGGGAGGACTACGGGATCGCCATCGAGAAGGTGGTCTTCAACCCCGACCTGGAGGAGGGCGGCGAGGTCGAGACTATCGTCGTTGATCCCTTCCATTTCGGCTTCTATCCGACGACCATGACGAACCCCCGCGACCTGCAGAAGTGCGAGGCGGTCCTCCACTATTATCCGCTGTCGGTCCGGGAGGCAAAGCGCCGCTGGCCGAAATACGCCGACCGTATAAAGGGAGACGACGACATCCTGAAGGAACTGAACGACGAGCGTACCGAGGTGGCAAGCGGAGGGAAAAGGTCCGGGAATCTAATGACGACCTTCGCCAGTACCGTCCAGAATCTGGTGAACTTCAACCTGGGCCGGGTCGACGAAAAGACGGACAAGCAGGTGCTGATCGTCGAGGCGTGGGTCCACGACTACACGATGGTGACGGAGGGGGGCGGCATCAGAAAGCCGAAATACCCAGGATACATCAGGTGCGTTACATGTTGCAACGGAAGGCTCGTCCTGGAGGACCGCCCCAATCCGAACATCAACCCCAACCTGGACGAGGAGCAGGCCAGGAAGACCTACCTTTGGGACAAATTCCCGTTTGCCGCCGTCAATTCCCACAAAGACACCGCCACCGCCTGGGGCATGTCGGACGCCGAACAACTGGAAAAGTTGAACTTAGAATTCAACAAGTCCATTTCGCAGTTTGTGCTAATGAAGGACCGGGCGGCGCGGGAGAAGATCATCAATCCCCGGACCTCCGGCGTCCAGAACACGGAATTCACCAACGACCGGGGCATCATCAACCCCATCAACGCCGAGCAGGGAGCGGGCATTCGTTACCTCGACCATCCGGCGATCCCCGCGGACATCCAGGCCGGCATCCAGCTATTTCAAGACCTCTTTTTCCGGGTGGCCGGCACTTTCGACCTCGACATCGCCCAGACCGCCACCAGTCACGCCTTGGCCTACAAGAGCATCGCGGCCCTGATCGAGCAGGCGGCAACGATGCTGCGCGGGAAAATCCGCAACTACTCCCGGCTGATCCGGGAGCGGGGGCGGATGTACATCAGTATGGTCCAGAATTTCTACACAGAGACGAGGTGGATCACCTATCGCGACAACGCCGGGATGCAAACGACCACGGCGGTCGACGGTCAGTCACTGCTGGTGCCGGCAAAGCTCACGGTGGTAGCGGGATCGACACTGCCCCGCAGCCAGGTTCAGGTCCGCGAGGAGGCGATAGAGCTTTATCGCATGGCAGGAATCGACAGGCAGGAACTGCTGACCCGTCTCGACTGGCCGTCTGTGCGCGATGTTGTGGAGCGGATGAACGCCGGTCCGTACGGCGAGCTATTCGCCAAGCTCCAGACCGCCGGGATGTCTCCGGAGACCCTCCAGGTTTTACAGCAGATTGCGGGGCTCCCGAAAAAAGACATAGACCGGGCGATGGAGAAAGGGGCCATCCCGCCCCTCGATGCGGTCCTGCAGCAGGCGTATAGCGGCCGGCCGGTGCCGCCGCCCCAGATCGACCCGATGGAGCAGGCCCAGGCGGCTATCGCCCAGGCCGAGGCGGAACTGAAACTCGCGGAGGCCCGCCGGGCTATCGCCCAGTCCGAAAAGATCG